TGATGATGCACTTGCTGCAACTAAAGCTGCTGTTGAAGAAGGTGTTGTTATTGGAGGTGGTGTAGAATTGCTTAAAGCTAGTAAAATACTTATTTATGAAACTAATTTTAATGATGAAAGCACGGGTATAGATATTGTAGCTAGAGCTCTTAGATCACCATTCAGAACTATATGTGAAAACGCAGGTGTAAGTGCTGATGTAAAAATGGAAAGTGTATTATCAAGAGGTGACGGTTTTGGTTATAATGCTAAAACAGATGAATATGTAGATATGCTTGACGCAGGTATTATTGATCCTAAAAAAGTAACAAGGATTGCATTAGAGAATGCTGCTTCTGTTGCTGGTATGATACTTACTACTGAGTGTGCATTGATTAAAACAGGTGAAGATGAAATGGGAGCAATGCCTCCTAGTGGTGGTATGCCAGGTATGCCATTTTAAAAACAATTAAACAATAAAATTATGGATTATTTTGAGTTAGAATGTGCAGTTGAAAACTGGGCAGAAGAAAAAGGTATTCTTGCTAAAGCTACACCAATGGCCCAGTCATTGAAAACATTAGAAGAAACAACAGAACTTATTACGGCTATCAATAATGATGACCGTGAAGAGATTATAGATGCTATGGGTGACATTATGGTCACCTTGATTATTCAAGCTAAAATGCAAAATCTTAGTCTGGAAGAGTGTCTTGAAAGTGCTTACAATGTAATTACAAAACGTACTGGTAAAATGATTAATGGACAATTTGTAAAAGATAATTAATATGGAATTATTTAATGTACCTAGAAATAGTAGAATAAAAGTAATTACCAAAGATAAAGTACCACCCGGAGCTCCTCCCGTTGATGAAGGAGAGGAACTTAACTTTAGATCTATAGACGGAATGTATAGTTACTGCACCAGAGATAATGGTGAGGTAGTACATTTAGCAGCATGGACTGAGGTAGAAGTTATATGAAATCACTTATAGTTATAACCATAAGTGATCTTAATCACCATAATGTCGGATATATGTAGGATGAAAGTAAGGTTTGTACTTAAAATAGGTACTTTGCTCAAAACTTTACTTTAATTTTGCTGTGTCAGATTAATTTATTATATTTACACCTTAAAAGTTTAATATTATGGGACATAAAAAACCAACAGTGACTACTAAGTCATATTTAGAAAATGCACCCTTACCTAATCATGGTAAGAGTTATACAGTTGTCACACATAAAGAGGTGATAGACAATACGTTAACCCTACTCAGGAAGAGTGGGTTCACCGTTCAAAGAGAAATATATAGAGCAAATACTAATGCTACTATTGCACAAGGTATATATCATATATATCCTAGTAGAAGTGTTGATGATGAAATCATCAATGAAACTGAATTAGGGATGATGTTTGCTTGGACTAATTCATACAACAAACTTGTTAAGTTTCAGTGTGCTATTGGTGCTTATGTTAGAGTTTGTTACAACGGTATGGTTGCCGGGGATATGATGAACTTTAAAAGAAAGCACACTGGTACAGCTAATCTAGATTGTTCTATGAATATAGCTGATCAAGTTAAAAATGCTGAAAAGTATTATAAGCGTATCATTAAAGATAAGGATGCTATGAAATTGATTAGTCTTACTGAACAAGATCAGGCGGAGTTAGTTGGTAGAATGTTTATACAAGAAGAACTTATTGATTCTCAACAAACATCAATAATAAAGTCTGAGTTAGATAAACCATCATTTCATTATGGTAGTTCTTCTGACACATGTTGGACCTTTTATAATCATGTTACACATGCATTAAAGAAAGCACATCCACGTTACTGGCTTCAAGACAGTCAAAACTTTCATGACTTTATTGTTGCAGAATGCTTAAGTAGTTCTAAACCAACACTTAATAAAGAAACAACGTTATCAGAAAAGGTAATTGTTATTTCTGATCCTGTAAATAAAGTTGTTGAAGTTGATGAAGATATAACTGATGCACAATTAATTGAAAATGTATTCTTGGATTAGTGAGGATATATGTTGTAATTGCATTAGCTATATTTTTTCTATACATTAGTAGTAGGAATAAAATGAATAGGAGATAACCAACTAGGGCCTGAGTTTTTACATCTTGGGTCCTGGCTCCTTAGTTACTACTCCTAAAAAAGAAAAACACATGAGTATAAAAGAATGGCTATTTATGGACAAAGCTGAAAAAAGAAAAGACACCCCAGTATTTACTGGTGTATTAAGATACTTCCCGGATGCTATTATGGAAATAGCTCGTGTATCACTACAGGGGAACAAACAACACCATCCTGATAAACCTTTGCATTGGGACCGCACTAAATCTAATGATGACCTTGATGCATTAGCTAGACATCTTATTGATGCTGGAACAGTTGATGATGACGGAATTCGTCATACAGCAAAAGTTGCTTGGCGTGCACTTGCATGCCTACAAAAGGAAATAGAAGATAACAAAAAATAAATAGGCCCGGAATTAACCGGGCCCTTTTAGTTATAGGCCTGTATAACCATGATTGATTAATGCAGTTCTAATTTGACCATACCAGTAACTAGCTGGAGTTGGTGGGTTATTATTTAATCCACTTCTCCATCTTAAACGTATAGGTGCAACTTGTGACCAATTTACTGTTTGTAAAAAGTTTGGTGCACTATATCCTGCAAATGTTGCAGCAGGAGGTGTAAATTCCGTACCATTAATACCATACCCTAGTAAACCTCCTCCATCTGTACCTGCATTTCCATTATCAGCAACTAGTGGAACTAATGATGGAGTGCTTCCTGCTACTTGGAAGAAAGTAGATCTATATATTGAATTATTACCTGATGCTGTTTCAACTGTGTTTACAAAATTTACAATTGAGTTAACATCCGTTTGAATATTAGTAACCATAGAATTCTGTCTATCTGCCCATCTCCCAGCACCTGTACCGGTAAGACCATAATTATCAGATTCATCTGCAAAACACAAGAACATTAAGTTTTGTGCATCTGGGAAATATCCACCAGGTCCTATTGTTGTACCTTGACCTCTATTGTTCATCATATCAATCTGTCTTTCTGCTCCAGAATGACCCCAATAAAGATGAGAATTATACATGTCTTGACCATTAGTAACTGGATTAGGTGTAATACCTCCAGCAATTTCCTGTGCTAAAGTTAGACCTACAGCATAGAAATCTTGTAATAGGTTTCTTAAGTTATTAGGATCTTGATAATCTGCAAGTATCATTGCATCAGTTAATGAAAATGTAATTACATTACCCAGATTAGTAGTTTGTACTACTCCAATACCGGTTGTTGCATTTACTAAACCCATTTGATTACTTCCAATGGTAGCAGTACCAACTATAGTATTAGCTGGAATTCCAGTTCCTGTTACAGACATACCTGCTCTAACTAATAGATAACTTCGTGAAGTAGTTCCAGCTGGAATACTAACAAGACCTGTTGCATTTTGCGCAGGATCCATAAATAATGAAGTTGTACCTGTACCTTGTCCACTTGATTGTGCATAAAAAATAGGAACACTTGATATTTGTGCTGTTTGGAAAATTGTAGAATTCATAGATCCTGAAGTGTCATGCCAAGTAACAAAGTAAGTATCTTTAGTTACTGCTAGACCACCAATTGTAAATGTTTGTGTGTCTGCACCACCATCTTGATCTTCAACAATCATTTGAACTACAAAATTTCCTCCTGCTGCTGGATAAGTACCGGATAAAGTTCCTGTACAATCATTATTGTCTACAAAAGATAACCAACTTGATCCCGCTGCTGGAAATATTTCTACTCCATCAACTGTTATTGTATAATCTAAATCAGCACATGCTGTATCAGGATCATTAGTAGTCCATGAGTATGTCCATGTATCATTACCTGTTAAATTAGGATAAGTTCCTGCAGTTACAGGATCAGTAGATGTCCACAATGGCGGATCAACTACATTATTTACTACTATTAGTATAGTAGATACATTAGATGTACAGTAACCATCAAAAACAGTAAACTGAAAACTTGTACTACCAAACCAATTTGCATCTGGAGTAAAAGTAAATGAACCAGTACCTGTATCAAATACGAATGTTCCATTAGCAGGTGGTGCACCCACTAATTGAAAAAGATTTCCATATCCACCGTAACCATCATCAATGACAACCATTGTGTTAGTTAAACTTGTATCTTCATCTATAACATATGATGCTCCTGATGTTACAGGGCAAGTATTATTTGAATAAAGTTTACAGCATGACTCCCAATATAACATAGAGTTTGCTGCATTCACATCATAGTAATGATATTTTATTTTGATTGACTCACCGTATAGTAAGTCACTAGTTTTATATCCAAGCTGTGATAATGTTGGTTCGTTCCATGAAACTCTATTAGTTACATTTGCTAAACCATTAGCCCAGTTACCAAATCTTATTGCTCCATCAGCAAGAAGAGTTCCTGTTTTACCATTTTCTGCTATAACTACACCGGTCATTCCATCTTCCAATGGTGTCATACCTTGTATAATTCTATATCCTACACTTGTATCATCTAAAGAAACAAATGCATTTCTGTATCCTGATGCTTGATCCCAGTTAGCTGTTTGACTCATAGGAAGAGTATCAAACCCTACTGCAGGTACAATTGTAGATACATCTCTAAATTTAACTTCATTAGCATTTCCTGTGTCTCTTACTAATACTTCTGTAAGAGTATCATCTTGTGCTACTGTATCTAAATATAATTCTTTTGCTTGCTGTAGTTTACCGTCATTGGTAATCTTAGTAGCCGGAGTACCTGAATCACCATCTTGTATTAATAAAGAACAACCCAGTGTATTAGCATTAGGTGTCCATAATGGTATTCTATATATATCACAAACTTCACCTACAATTGCTGCAGGATTATCTTCCCAAGAGAAAGTTATTCCATCAGAAATAAGAATCTGATCTGCAGTTCCTATAGCTAATTCTTGCTTAAGATTATTTACATTACCCTGCCATAAGCTTCCATAAGTTAAAGCTTCAACAACATCATCATCAGACCATACTACTCTTCCGTCAGCTAAACCTACAAGTACTTGAGATAGTTGACCAACATTCCCTTGTGAATCTGTAATAGGTCCATTAAGTATAATATTTGAGTTAAGAGTTGTAGTTGTTGGTGGAACACCTGACAGCATAATACTACCATGTTGTACATTTACTAATGCAGTAAAAGTAACACCATCCATAGTAAAGTTAGCATCATCTTCTAATACTCCACCAGGCCCAACTATAACTATACGGTCTTCAGTAAGAGTAGGAGTTGTTATGGTACCTTCTACATATAAATCTCCTGCTATATTTATAGTATCACCTATAGCATTTTGTGTTATAATAGAATCCATTAAAGTATCCCATGCACAAGAACCTTCAGGTGTTGTGTATACAGGAACAAAACCAAGATTTCCTTCTCCCGGTTTTGTTCTAGTTAAGTGTTCTGTTGCTTCACAAACAAGATCTCCCCATTTTACTACAAAAGGTTCCATCTTAGGATTATAAACCGCACCTGTATTCAGTGTGCTGTTATGATAAAGCTTACCAAACTCAAAATGATCTCTCATTTTGTCTAGTTTCTTTTTCTTTTTATTCCTCTTTAGTAGGCCTAGGACCTCTTGTATATATATACTCATCTTGTCTTGTTTTTAATTTTATCTGACATCATATAATCTGATTTCAATATTACCTCTATCTACACCTTTAGTACTTCCTGTAAAATCTTCTTCTAAGAAGTTTAGAACTGCTTTTCCACTATCTACATCTTTAAAAAATATGTTTGCTGGAATAATACCTTCTCCAGGTGTACTTTGTCCATTAGCCATTACCCAAATATTTTTTCCTTCTGAACTAGTACAAGGGGTTAATGGATCTCCAGGTTGTGAAGGACTTATTGTATATAACCCAGCTACTGAAGCTGATAGCTCCCAATTCCATTGACAACCTGTATCATTACTAAGAATAGTAACTGCTATTGCAGAACCTTTTGGATGTGACCAAAAAGCTACATATGAAGTATAAGGAAGACCAATACTACCACCACTAGCAGCAGCAATAATTCTACCTTGCTGATCTACTGTAATGTCTGCATTAGTATATGCACCCGGTGATACAGCTGTATTATCTAAGTCAACTGTTAATGTATCTGTTGCAGTTACTGTAGTTGTTAAACCAACACCACCTGCAATTTTTGCAGTATTTCCATCTGCAATATCTTCAGAAGTTCCTAAATCACCACCAAGTAACCAACCATTATATGATCCAGATGTCCAAGGCACGTTAACAACTAACTGGTTGTTAGAATTAAACTGTACACCATAAGTTTTCCTTTCAGTATTACTTACTGGTTCAGCTGCTTGCGCTTGTACAACATCACTAAATAATTTACCAATACCAAGAACGGTTGATGTCATTGTTGATACAGATGCAGCGCCAGGTAATGTAATTGTTTTAACATTTACTGCATCTACGTGACCAGTTGCATCTTGTGTAATACTATCTACTACTGTAAAAGTACCTCCGGCTATAGGAGATGCTGTAGATGTTGTATCAGTTCTTGTTGTATCATCATGATCAATATTTAATTGTATACCACCTCCAGTAAGTGCTACGTTTGTACTTATCTTATCTAGACCTCTAAACTGAACTTCTACTCCGTCTGTTACAGGTTCAATACCTGTACCATCACCAATTGTCCAACTAGACATAGTACCTCCGGCTGTTGACCATGGTACATTTACAACTAATTGTTGATCTGAATTAAATTGAATACCATATGTTCTATCTATTGTAGTTGATACTGGCTGAGCTCCTACTGTCTGTACTATATCATCCCATAGTTTACCTGTTCCGGTAACAGTAGATGACATAACTGGTACTGAAGAAGGGATAACAGGGAAAGCAACTAAATTACCTTCTCCATTTACATATTGACTAGCTAATCCAATCCAAGATATATCTAAAACACCACTGGATGTTACTGGCGTACCATTAACACTAACTGCATTTCCATCCATAGCAAGCCCTACACTTGTTACAGTTCCTGTTCCTACAGAAGGGAATGTTTGTAGTGATCCTGTACCATCTATATATTGACTTGCCGTACCTGCACCTGTAAACGTTAAAGTACCGGCACCTGTTACAGGTGATCCTGAAACAGTAAATGCTGAAGGTGCTGATAAACCAACACTAGTAACAGAACCAGATCCACCTGACGCAGATATAGTTATATTATTTACTCCATCATCAAATATTGTAATATTAGCACCTTGAACTAGATTGAGTGCACCAGACAAACTATTTACAGATGTTACATGAGTTGGGAATGCTGGAACAACCGCATCAATCCTTACACCAGGAGTTCCTAAATCTGTTAGAGTAATGTTTGAACCTGCCTCTAAAAGTGTTTTGGTTAAACTACCATCACTACCTGTTAAAGAAACAGAATAATCATCTACATTAGATACAGCTCCACCAAGAACATAAGTTGTATTACTTGCAGCTGCTGGTGTTGGTAAAGTTACTGTTTTAAGATTTACTGCTGTAGGGTGTCCAGTTGCATCTTGAATTATTGTGTCCACAACCGTGAATGAACCACCAAATGCCGGTGTAACAACAGAACTAGTATCTACTCTAGTTGTATCATCATGATTAAATGTAACTGATTGACTAACGTTGTTATTTACAGAAGTAAGTTTTGTTCCTCCTATAAATAAAACACTTTCTCCATCTGTTACTGAAAAACCACCTTCACCACCTACAAGCCAAGAACTCATAGTTCCAACTGTTGGGAAAGCTTGTAAATTACCTTCACCATCTACATACTCTAAATTAGTTCCTTCCCAATTAAAAGCTATAGTTCCAGCACTTGTAATAGGTACACCAGCTATACTTAAAGAGTCTCCATCTATAGAAGCGTCTACACTAGTAACAGTTCCAACAAATTGATCTGTACTACTTATAGTTACATTATTAGAGCCATCATCAGTTATACTAATATTAGTACCACCATAAAGCTTTACTATATCTATAGTAGCATCTGATCCAGTAAGTATCAAATTAACACCACCTTTAAATCCTGCACTACTATAATCATATGTAGTATCAGTACCTGCTACTATAGCATCAGCAAATTGTTTAGCTGAGATTAAAGTTTGTTCTACCTTTGGCAAGTAAGCCATTACATTTAATGAACTTTCTGCTTTTGTAGATAATACAAAGTAGTCATCCTTACTTGGTACGTAAGGAACAGGTTGTGTGAATTTTTTCTTAGAAAATAATCCTAATACATCTTGAAGTAATGAGCCCATTGTTTTTTATTTTATCTAATTACGGTATCCATTTTTAAAAGCTTCTGATTGAACAGGCTCAGCTGCTCTAGTAGACTTTTGTGGTGGATTCAAATTTGTTTTTTTAGCTGTTTTTATTCTAGCTGCAACAACTGCTTTATTCTTGGCACTTTGCAATGCTTGTGGAATAGTTGTAGGATTAAAAACCCCATTAGTTGTTGCTCTCTTATAGTTTTCTCCCTGCATAGGGAATGATATTTTCTTACCCATGATTATTTATTTTTATATTTTGTTGATGTTCCGCCATGACCCCTTACAAGCTGGCTATCTTTTTTATTAGCAAAGTTATCATAAACATCAGTAACGTTTCCTCCACCCATATATCCTACAAGACCGCCATTTTTAGCATATGCATCTATTTTCATTCTGCTTGTTGGTACAAACGCATCACCGTCACTCATAGTACCACCTTTTCCATATTTTTCATTTTTCATCTTTTCTGTTTTTTTTGTTATTATTTACTTTTTCCATTGATCTTCCACCAAAGTAAGCACCAATTACTGTTATTAAAACTAGTTGTAATAAGTCTACCCACTTGTCTTCTACTATAAACTCTATAACTCCAGCGTCTATAAATACTAATATTACTGTTGATACAACTAAGAATATAAGAACCATAGGTCTCACATTTTTGCTGAGCCATGAATCTGAATTCATGTCTGAGGCCCACCTTGAAGTTATTTCTGTTTCCATTTCAACTTCATGCTTGGCTATCAACTCTTTTATTTTTAATTCAGCAGCAAGCTTTTCATCTTTAGATGTAATAAGCTCATCTAAGACACCACCTATTCCTTCAACTAATTTAGTTGCACCGCTTGAAAATAATCTTGTTATAAAGTTTGGCATAATATTATGGGTAAATTCTTATTTCTAATACAGCTCCTAAAAGTTGACCATCAATTCCTTGATTGCTAGTATTAATAGCTGTTATGTTAAAACCTGTTGCAAAGCTACTAGTAACACTTACTATTACACCTCCGCTTGATGATTTTGTAGTTTGAGAACAACTTACTGCTGCTTTATTTATATCTGTTAAAGGTGTAGAATATGTAGCTACATACTGCCCTGTTGTATTATATGTCCAATTAATAGTTATACCTGCAGAGTTTTCTAAAATAGGACCTGTGGGTGGTACTGAACCATCTTGAGATAATAATTGTACAAAAGATGTATATGGCAAAGATTGTGAACTAGAAATAGTTATTTCATCAGCTGCTTCAGTAAATGATATATTATTTCCTGGTTTTAAAGACTTAAAATTAAGTGTCTCACCTATTTTGTTTTTCCATATACCAGTACCTGTTCCTACATTAGCTGCTAGATTGGGTTCACCACTAGTATCAATTTCTACATAATTAGTATCTACAGATTCAGCTAAAGTTAAATTAGGACTTAGTGATTTTAATGTACGGAAAGTAACAGTACATTCACCTGTGTCAGGATCAACTACTTTATTTTGAAATATAGATCCTGTATCTCCTACAGGTACATCAGGTACATTCTTATAAGTACAAGATGCAGCTTCAACTTTAAAGTCTGATATTTTAATTAATTTAACTGCTTTATAAGGTATAGGAGATGCAACACCAGTCATATCCGGTTGTTCATTCCATTTACCTAATACAAGCACGTCATCCTTTTCAGCTAGTTTAGAATACTTGCCTTGTCTAATTAAACTTAATATGTCAGTTAAAATGTTCATATGCTATTTACCAGAGTGGGTCCAACCACCTAATTTATATTTTTGTTTTTTACTTTCTCCTTTGCTATTAGTTGTGATTCTTTCTGCATCACCGCCCTTACGCATTTTTTCTGTGTAAGAGCCTTGCATCATGTCCTCTAATTCACCACCGGTTCTCATAAGCATTTTACTTTTTTGCCTTGATATTTTACCTTTGGGTAAACACAATCCTTTCTTTGCCATTTTATTTTAATTTTAAATATCCAATGTAAACGTTACAAAGAATAAATATAGTTTTACAGTTGTATAATCATATTCACCATCTGGTCTCATAAATTCCCAGCCTAGGGCTAGTCTATCATGAGGCCAATGAAATGCTATTTCTAGTGCCCAGTTGTCCATTATATTTTGCTTTTGGTTTTGTTACAAAGTCCTTGACGGCAATGTCCTAAACAGACTTTACCTTTTGATATCCATTGAATAAATAAACAAATTTGTCTCATCACTTTAGTTCCTTTTTTTTAGGTTTTCTTTTTCTTGTCTTACCTGCAACAGCTTTAGGTACATGACCTAACTGATTACCAACTTCTTTAATTGCTCGTCCTACGTCAGATAATTCATCTGCTGTTAACTTATAACGTTTTACTATTTCTAGTAAAGTTGCTTCAGCTTTTTCATCTATTGTAGTCTTTGACCAAATAGCTCTCCAAGAGTCTTGCAGGCTATATGTCCAAATAACATGTATAATTTTTTTAAACATAAATTTGTTTTTTAAAAGTACTATATGAATAATATACAAATTTTGTGTCACTTAACCAACTGATTAAGATTTTAAAATCTTATCTTTGTGTTGCTTGCTGATAACAATATACAAATTTTAACTTAGTTAAAATAAATATAATAGCATATAAAAAGTGATAGTTCTCTTTTATATCTCAGTTACATTTAGTAAATTAAATACATCTAGTAGCCGCATTCTTTAAATAGAGAATGTGGCTTTTTAATCCTTAACACATATCCTTATGAATAAAAACATCTTCAAACCCAGAGTAAATATACTACCTTATGAATATCCACAACTATTAGCATATAAAGATGCCATAAGACATTCCTACTGGATTGATACAGAATTTAACTTTACAGAAGACATACAAGACTTTAAAGTCACTATATCAAAAGAAGAAAGAGATGTTATTAAAAAGACTATGTTGGCCATTGCTCAAATAGAAGTTAATGTAAAAACTTTTTGGGCAGACCTTTATAAGAGAATGCCTATTACTGAGGTGGGTGATGTTGGGATGACATTTGCTGAATCAGAAGTAAGACATAAAGATGCTTACGCCAGGTTACTTAGAATACTAGGACTTGAAAAAGAATTTCAAAGTGTTATTGATGTACCTGCCATTGCAGGTAGACTTAAGTACTTAAAGAAGTACCTAAATGGTACACGTTCTAAAGATGACAAGATGTACACTAAGTCTGTTCTGTTGTTCTCTTTATTTATAGAGCACGTAAGTTTGTTTAGTCAATTCTTAATAATGATGAGCTTTAATAAAGAAAAGAACGTCTTTAAAGGTATATCTAATGTTGTAGAGGCAACATCAAAAGAAGAAGATATCCACGGTAACTTTGGAGCTGAACTTATTAATATAATTAAGAAAGAAAACCCTGAGTGGTTTGACAAAGAATTTGAAGATTTAATTTATTCTGCATGTAGAAAAGCTTATAGAGCTGAATGTGGTATACTAGACTGGATCTTTGAACAAGGTGAACTTAGCTTTTTACCACAAAATACAATACAACATTTTATTAAGAACAGATTTAACAACTCACTAGAAAAGATAGGTATGAAACCAATCTTTGAAGTTGACTCAGAACTAATAAGCTCTACTGAATGGTTTGATATAGAAATACTAGGAACCAAAGAAGGAGACTTCTTTTACAAGAAGAGTGTAGATTACAACAAGAAAAGCAAAAGCATCACAGAAGATGACTTATTTTAAAACCAACTAATTATGGAATATAATAACTATTACTGGCTGAATGAAGACAGCCGTACTTTTTTATCAAGGGGATATATAACAGAAACCCCTGAACAAAGAATCAAAGACATTGCTATTAAAGCAGAAAAGTATTTGAATATAAAAGGATTTGCAGAAAAGTTTGAACACTACATGGCTAAAGGGTATTACTCTTTGTCAACTCCAGTGTGGATTAACTTTGGTAAAGCAAAAGGATTACCTATCAGTTGTTACGGATCTAACGTAGATGACAACTTGGACAGTATATTAAATGCTGGCCGTGAAATTGGAATGATGTCTAAGTATGGAGGTGGAACTTCAGCTTACTTAGGAAATATTAGAGAAAGAGGTGCTCCTATTTCTACCGGTGGATTTGCAGATGGACCAATTCATTATGCTAAGATATATGATACTGTAGTAGATGTATGTAAACAATCTGAAGCAAGACGTGGAGCATGTGCAGTGTACTTACCTGTAGAGCATGCTGACATTTTAGAGTTTTTAGATATTGGGACAGATGGTAATCCCATTCAGAACCTTCAATATGGTGTCACAGTTGGTGATGTTTGGATGGAAGAGATGAAAGCAGGAGACAAAAGCAAACGTAAAGTATGGGCCAAGATTATTCAAAACAGAAGTGAGATTGGTTTTCCATACATAATGTTTAAAGATAACTCTAATAACAATTCTCCTTATAAAGAATTAGGTCTTGAGATCACTGCATCAAATTTATGCTCTGAGATACAATTACCTACAGATAGTTATAACTCCTTTGTTTGTTGCTTAGGATCTATCAACCTGTTACACTGGGATGAGATTAAAGAAACAGATGCTGTAGAAACATATGTGTATTTTCTTAATGCTGTAATGGATGAGTTTATTATTAAGGCTGAAACAATGCCCGGTATGAAGAGAGCTTATAATTTTGCAAAAAATCACAGAGCTGTTGGTCTAGGTGTTATGGGTTACCATTCATTATTTCAATCAAAGCTTATTGAATTTGACTCACTACAAGCTAAAGGTTTGAACAGTGAAATATTTAGAACTCTTAAAGACAGAAGTGAAATAGCATCAAGAAAGTTACATACAGAACACGGATACAATTCTATTAGGGATGGTTATGCTAACACAACTTTAATGGCCATTGCACCTACTAAATCAAGTTCGTTCATTCATGGAGCTGTGAGCATGGGTATTGAGCCTATTAAGTCTAACTATTTTATTAAAGATCTTGCTAAATCTAAAACAGTATATAAGAATCCTTTCTTAGAAGCTCAATTGGAAAAGCATGGTTTAAATAATCCTAAGACTTGGCAATCTATACTTAAGAAAGATGGAAGTGTACAACATTTAGACTTTCCTAATAAAGGAGTGTTTAAGTCTTTTGTTGAGATATCCCCTAAAGAGTTAGTATTGCAAGCAGCACAAAGACAAAAGTATATTGACCAGTCTCAGTCATTGAATTTAATGATTGATCCATCTGTCTCAGCTAAAGATATAAATAAACTGTATATGTATGCTTGGGAGGAAGGAGTTAAAACTTTATACTATCAATTTAGTAAAAGTTCAGCTCAAGACTTTGCAAGAAATATATTAGAATGTTCTAGTTGTGAAGGTTAATTCATTTTCTTAATCCCTTATGATTGTCAATTCTATCTAGGATTTTATTAAGCTCTTCTGTTTTTATTAATCCGGCCATAGAAGCGTTTTTAAGAGCACTTATAAGTTGTAGTATCATAAAGGGTACTACAACTACTTCGGATAGCCAACCAGTACCTGTAAAGCCTTTCTCCACCATAAGGATTACTGTCAGGATGGCTATCCAAGCAAAAGTGTTTCTGGTAATTCTTAATGCTTTATATGTTTTAAAGCCCTCTCTTTTACAGCCTGCCCAAACACCAAAGATGCCATCTAACCATAATACTGAACAAACCGCCAGGTATTGTTCCATGTTTTCCATTGATAAATCAAAAAAGTACGTACACAAGTACGTGCAGAATGCTGTTATGCTCACTAATAAGAGTTTAGTTGTCATTGTTAATTTTATTTTCTTTTGATAATCCCACAGGAGTAACAATTCTGATAGGCTTAACAGGTTTAACTGGTCTAACAGGTTTAGTTATTGGTACAGTTATAGGTCTTTGGTATATTACCGGTGGACTGTTTGTACTTCTAACATTAATATTTGGAACACTATAGTGATTCCAATTTCTATGTTGCCAATTTTGATTATAATTGTATCTATAAGGATCACGGTTTATAAATTCTCTTATTCTATTATCAAGTATTCTAAACTTAAAGTCTCTAACAGGGACCGCAAGAGTGTCACCTTTTTCTGTTATTGTCAAAATACTTTTAATTTTATAGCTTGTAGATATATCATATGTACCACAAGATGAGAATGTTATGATTATTACTACTGCTAATGCCAATATGTTTCTCATAATTAGTCTCACTTATCTTTGTATCCTATATAATAATATACACTTTTTTGGTGTATATATCACACAAATTCTCTGATTTAACAAGCAAAAACTAATATTTTATTTGATATAGAAATCAGCATTTTTGATATATGACTTCCATTTTTGAATTGAATAGACTATTGGAAATACATCCCTGAAGTTTTTATGAACTTTAAATTCACCTTTTCTATCCCCTCTCTGGTATACATATGATGAGTTTGATAAAAACTCTTCTTCATTTCCAGTTACTTTTGATAAGCCGTATCTAGCATTTCCAACAATAAACATTTCCAAAAACTCAGACATTTCTGTTACAGATCTAGCTGAGGCTATAGGTGAGTTTGCCATTTGATCAATTTGTTTTGCACCAGCAAAAGAAGGCATAAATAATACTAATTCTTTATAAGCTCTATCTGCTTGATATCTTGTTAAGTTCTTAAGTCTTTTTTCAAAATCACTATCATCATCATCACCTCTTAGAATTCTATCAAATAACATTGATACAAACATCACACTAAACATTATACCTAGTTCACCCATAGATCTATAAAAGCCAAACAATTTATTTTTTGCTCTTTGATCCATGTTACCACCTTCACCATATTTTCTTTCTACACCATATTTTTCTTTACTGTAATAGTTTACTTGGGCATCCATATAATCTTTACCCATTGTTTTAAAATGAAGGTTTTGATTAACAAACACTTCTCTCATTGCATAGTTTATAAAACTCAAAGCAGATTTATACCTACCTTCCATCCAACCTAAGTTTTGATCAAAGTATTCTCTTTGGTATCTTGCTCTAATTGCAGGAGCAACCCACTTTTTAAATTGAACTGCAAGGGCTCCTAAAGTATGAGACTGTAAAACCATCCTATCTTCTTTAGCATAGTTACCATGAATTTGCTTGTTAACTTCTCTAATTTCATTTCTTATTTCATACCTCATGTCATCTGACCATTCCACCTTTGTACCATCTTTCTTAACTAAGATATGATAACCTTCTTTCATAACATTTTTATGGGACTTAGTATCAAAATCCATAGCATCAAATAATGACAATGAATTTCCATTATCATCTTCAATCATATAATCCATTAATATAGCCATTCCTACTTTAGTCTGTGAATTATATTCAGCAGCATCTTGCATTATATAACCCCATTCAGTAGCTCTTTGGAACCAACTTTTTCCATCATCAGTTGCTGAAGATTGTTCACGTATGTCTGTCATACTATCCATCATTCTATATGAATCTACAAAGCCTTCATATTTATTGTTAGGTAGTTTTTTATTATAATCTGCCTTAGCTAAGCCAGGTATAACTCCTAATGTTACTACGTCAAGTAAATCTTCTGCACCACCATGTGCTGTTCTTTGAACTAATGCTGGCAATGCTCTCTTATTAAATTCCCAAGTTGCTCTTTTAAATGCACTATTAGAATAAAATCTACCTCCTAAAGATTCTACGTTGTTATTTAATCTACCTATTAAGTAGTTATTAAAGTTACCAAATGGATTAAATGCTACATAAGACAAGGAAGAAAACTGAATTATACCATCTGCTATTTTATCAAAAGCTCCTTTAGTTACTAATTCATTATCATAATGAATCATAGACATAAACTTCTTTGCTCTTCTTACAACATTTTTTTGCTGCTCTGTTCGGTTTGCTTTAGTTCCAACATTACTTATAATCTTATCTTTTCCTCTACTCAATAAAGTTAGGCCTGTTGTTGGGGCAGGGCTATAAGTTCTGTTTTCTATTACCTTTACAAAAGCATTTAGAGTATCATCTATTTGACCCATTGTTTCAAAGTTTTCTGCCATAGCACTAAACTTTAATAAGCTAGATGCCATATCAGTATCTATTTGACCTAATGCTGGAGTAGCCATTATCTTAGCCATTTTACCATTAAGAATTGCAACCTTATCTTTATACTCGTCTCTAGTTATTTTATTACTCTTGTACTTTTCTTTTAGTACATCAATATCTTTTTGAACACTTTCTCTTTCTTCATCTGTTCTTGGCCTTCCTGTATAGTAAATTGGAAGTTGATTTATTATATATCCTTGATTATCTACTTGTATATTTTTTTGTTGTTGAGTTGTCTTAAACATATTAAATGCTTTAGACCTTACAGCTTTAGCATAGAGCTTACTATATGTAGTACCCTTTCTACTTACTTGATCAAGTAATCTATTCATTACTAAAGGAGCTCTACCCAGCATGTCTGCTGCTACACCAATTGGGATTTTTTTAAGTAGATCCTTTTCATACATATCAACATACATATTGTAAAACTCCCTTTGTGCTACAGAAAGCGCATCAGTCTTAGTAGGATCCATTATTGAATTGTACTTAGGATTTGACATACTATCACCATTACGTGGTTCTAATACTACTTCTCTATTCTCAACTTTAGGAACATCAAAACTATTTTCTTTAATTTGAATAGTTCCATCTGCTACACCGTTAACTCTATTGGCTTTTGTATAAGGAATTCTATCATAGTATCTAGCACGGTATGTAATCCAATCAGCTTGTGGAATACCTGCTTTTCTTTTCCAGTATCCTGTCTCAGATGTACTACCACCAGAATTCCACATTTCATATCTGGATCTTACATCTTTAAACTCCTGTGTATATTTGTGATACATACCATCTATAAGCCTACCTTCATCATCTTTTGCTTCTGCTCTAAAGAACTGACTGTATGTTGCTTTTTTATCTGCTAGGTCTTGATTATACTTTAAATCTGCTCTACCTTGAGGTGTCTTCATTGCATCATCTAAATTAAATACCGGTCTATATTGATACCAAGTACCCTCATTATCACTCAATACAGATCTTAGTTGATCTTGCTTTATATTATATTTATTACCTATTGCTGTTACATAATTACCACTAAAGGTTTTAACTCCGTCAACATCAACAAACTCTAACATAAAGTCATAGAGCTCATTTAAAGGTACTCCTGGATTAAGCTTGACAAGTTTTTGAGCAAGCTTTCTAATTATATCTTCTCTTTGAGCAACCTTATCTAAAAGTTTTTGAGTTTGTATTTTTCTTATTTTAGCCATAACAGATAACATTACATCACCTGAAGTATCCATATCTCTAGTTTGGTATTCAACACCATCTATATCTTGTGCAAACTCCATTACTAAGTCTAAATCTTCTTTGGTAAAATAACTTCCTTCTCCTCCGTAGTTATTACTAGACTTTGTTCTTACTTGCTCTTGTACGTAATCATATAACGCATCATCAACTATACCTCTGCTTCCCTTGGATCCTCTTAATGCATTTAGTTGTGTTTGTAAAGATAAAATTAAATTTTTCTGTGTGTTGTTTAACCCAACCAGATCTGTCAATTCATAAAGACCTTTAAATGTTTCTAGGTATTTTTCAAAGTGTAATGCATATGATAAATATTCTGGCTTTGTTATATTGTTAGGATCTTCCATAAAAGATCTAAACTCTTTTATTTGTGCTAGAGCATCTTGTAATACCTCAGATAAAACAACAGACTGTTGACCCGCATCTTCAGATAAGGCTATTGCAATGTATGCTATAGTTTTTGAAATTTGATCAATCTCTTTTTTCTGAGTAGACTGGATATAAATACTATTCTTTACTAAAGGGATTAGATCTCTTTTAGCAATAAGCTTACCCATATAGTCCTCTAGTAAACCAGCAGCAATATTATATTCAGTAAAATTTTCTGCATCAGTTTTATCTTGCTCTGTGGTTTCAGTTGTTTGATCTTTACCATTCCAAATTTTATTATAAGCATCACGTTGCTTTTTGGACAATGATTCTTGTTTAGCAGAATTTTTGGATATGGGTATTAACTTGTTTACCTTATCTAATTGAGTTGAGATAGGGTGTGCATATATTCTGTCATAGTTTACTTCACCGTTAAAAACCTGATCAACCCCGTAACCTTCTATTCCAACATTAAAGTGAATAGTTGCCATAGACCATTCATGATAAGATACCTCATAGCCCATGTTCTCAATCATTCTTCTATACAAAGCAACTTGTAAATTATGTTGAGCTTCTGTATTTAGTTCTGTGATACCATATTGTATAAGTTTACTATCAGCTGCTAAAGGATATTTAACTTTATATTTTTTAATGCCATCATCATTTACATCATCTAGATTGTTCTTACTTGTTTTTAAATCTAGAATTTGCACTCTCCCATATTCATCTATAATAAATATATCAGCCATACCGGCTATCTTTGTTGCTTCATCAAACAATACTACTTGTGATAAAACAATAGACCCTTGATCTTTAAAGTTTTGTATTATAGTATCCAACGTATCAAAAACTTCTTTTGCTTTTTCTTTGGATACATTGTCAGTTGTTAAATTTTTAAATGATGCATCAAATGATAGACCACCAATAACACCTTCTAAAAGAGTATCTATTTCATTACCAATATCCAAATTAATCTTATGTGCTATTTGTTTATCTTCAGGTAATGTTCCTTTAATAGCTGTTGTAGCTGAGGTGTATATATCTTTAGTTTTATTAGGATTATAGTATACATGATCTTCTTCATTCAAAACCACAAGTGTATCACCAGCTGCAGCATTCTTTTCAGATACAGAAAATTGATGTATTTCTTGATCTGCAAGTTGAGCAAGATTATATAGTTGATCTAATATTGGCTTTTGTACATCATTAGCTTCACCTCTTGCAGCCTTTAATTCTTTAGCCTTTTGTTTAGTTAAGTTATACCTTACATTACCGTTGACTCTCTTCTCTAATTTAAACTGTATACCTTCTGTATTCAATAACTTAGCTATATCACTCATAGATGTAGTAGCTTTAATTGCTGATACTGGTAGTTGTTTACCTGTTAAGTATTCGCTTAAATTTTCTATAACACTTTTAAACCACTCTAATAATTCAGCAATCCTATCTAAAAATCCTTTGGTAGGAGTTGTCTCATATTCTTTTTTGAAGTGTCTGGCTAAAGCTTGCGTTACAATTTCTAAGTCCCTTTCAGTTTCACTGAAGTTTCTAGATTGATTATTGTATGCATCTTTAATTTCCTCAGATAATTCAGGAAAGTTAGTTACTGCTTCATCTAATAAATTATTAAACAGTTCTTCATTTTCCATTTTTATTGCATCTATAAAAGGATGCAACATTTCTTCAATTGCTATTTCATCAGTTACTCTACCTTTAATCAGATATGCAGTGCCATTGTAATAGAAAGATTTTACGTTGTCAAAACCAACATTTTTTTTATTATACTTCGGTAGGGATTCATGTAATATTCTAGCTTCTGCTACAGATAACATTTTTACATTTACCTGTGGAAACATTCTTTTAAGATGCATTACTACAGCTCTTGATCTATTAGTATCCCATGATCTTGACTTTTCTAAAATGTCTCTTCTACCAAATGCACTATTGATTGGTTCAATCTTATAGCTTTGATTTGTTCTTGTTACTTTAAATGATGATTCATCTATATTATTTATTTCTAAATATCTATAGAACCTTTTCAGATTATTTTCAAGAAAGGATTCATCATATAATAATGTCTCAGGGTTAGAGTTATTAATTAAAAATTGACCAGCTAGCCTACTACCTATTTTTTCACGTCTTACATTATCTAAAACTGCTTGACCAAATTCTTTTTGCTTTAAACTAAAAACAATCTCTTGATCAGAAACCATTGACTTAGCCTGTACAGCACTTGGAAAAATGTCAGAATCATTTGCTTCTTGCCAATTACTAATTACCTGAGAAGTTTTTAGATCAGTTTTGTAAATATCTTTTAATGCTAGATATGCAGCATCATTTCTATTATAACATTTAGCCATCTCTTATTTTTTTATTATAAAAAACATTTAAGTCTTTCTATTAATTCTTGTTCTCCCAACGTGGTTTGTGAAAATAAATCACCATATATAAGTAGTGCGTCTTCCAATGATGCCATACCTTGCTCTTTCATTTTATTTTCTGCTTCTGTATTACCTGATACATTAGCTTCCCACCAATCTTCTAATTTTTCAGCTTCAGCAACTTCTTCTGATTCTTTAAGATCTTCTTTCAAATCATCAACTTCACTTTGTTGTTCATCAGTTAAACCATCTAACTGCTGAGAATTGTTTTCAATATTGGCATTAGCTGCTTCGTCAAAGGTACCACTTGCAGTTAACTTAGACAAGGCTTCTAGTGCTTTTGCTGGGTCAGCTATATTAACTGCAGGTGCATCAGGATCTTCTTTTACAACAACACTTTTGTTTGTGACTTCAACAATTGCTCCTGGAGTTCTTAACACATCTTGTTTTTCTTGTGTAGCTTTAGCATCAGTACCAACACTTGCACCAGCTGACTCACTAGTTTGTTGTGCTGGTGCAGATGGTGCAACACCTGCAACATCATTATTAGTTTTAGTATTTCTTGTTTGTTTGTAAGTTAATCTTGGTCCACCAACAAAACCAGCTGCAAACTGTTGATTAGATCCCATTGATGGAACTTCTTTATATGTTGCTATTCTCTCATCTAAATTGTCTAGTTTAAATAATCTATAGCTAACTACTTTCCCTGGTATAGCTAACCTAACATAATCTTTTGGTGTTTTAGCTTCTCCATAAGCACCATCCATAATTACAAATTCATTTTTGACTGCATCAAAATCTTCAATTATGTTTAATATACCTGTTCCATTTCTAAGGTCACCTACTTCATAGTTATTAAGCAATGGACCTACTGGATTAGATTGTAAATAACCTTCTTTAAATTCATTTGCCAAATCTTCATAACTTAAACCAAATGCTTTTTCATAAGGAACAACTTGTTTTAATGCTAGCTCAACTGTATTTACATTGTTAAGATACTTTTCAATAACAAAAGGACTCATTGCTTTCATTAAACTACCATACTTTAATTGTAATCCATCTTTTATCATCATGTAATGTAGAATGGATACTGCTAAATCTCTTGTTTCAAGCCCTCCGTATAGTTTAGCAAAAGATGTTTGCAGGTCAATCATATTTGCTGCATTCAATCTTCTCCATGTATTTGAAGTAGCTATATTTAAACCTGTATTATTCCCTTGGTCATTTGCATATTCTGTACCAACAAATGAATCTAAAAAGAAATTTGATTCTTCATTGTTTTCTGACCTTCTTAATTTTTCATCTCTAATCATTTTTACAATAGATAAATCTGTTGTATTAATTGGCCCTGGATAAATTAAATTATTTGTTACGGGTGCAGCGTTACTTGAACTATTGTTTAATAAATGCTGGTAACTTTTAATTGTAAGATAGGAAAGCAAATCTTGTTCTACTTGTGCTTGAGACTCAAATGTAAATCCACTACTATCAGTATCTAAATTTTCTAATACAGGATCTAACATCTTACCAAATTCTGGAGACATTGTTAAAAGAGTGTTTGGTAATAGCTCTTGATAAATTTGAGAAAATATTTTAAGGTTATTACTCTGCCAAGTTTTACTTTTAAAAATAGCACTCACATCTGCTTGAGCAAAAGGCCCAAATAAATCTTGAAGATCTTTTATATTTTTCTTAATTGTAGGAACATCTTTAGGTAACCCTTGAGATAAAGTAACTGCAGGTCTCATTTTTGCTGACCATTTTTTTATTTTATTAATTCTATTAAATAAAAATAAGATTTGAATTCTTTGGTTATCAGACAGTGCAGCTGTACTATCTACAGCACTTTCTAATAATTCATCAGTTACACTAACAAATTTAGTTTTCTTACCTGTTCTATCTGCCTCAGCTTTTATATTAGCATCTAATGAACCAATTCTTCTTTCTAATAAATCATCTAACCCCGGATCCATCTTATCCTTTTTGTTCATAGAAAGATCATATAGATCTCTTACTTCTGCAGAGTTCAATAAAAGAAGAGTTGTTTTTAAAGGTATTCCTAATGATGTCATATTAGCAGCCATACCTACAGCATGTCTGTTTAATCCCAACTTGGCAATAAATCTTTCTTTAGCATTATCTGTTTCCATTGTAACTAAAGAAGATATTATATCTTGCTTTCTCTCACCGTTTATTAACTTACCTCCAAACCCAGGATATTTATTATTTCCTATTCTAACTTCTTTAAATAATTCAATTTTGTATTCAGTAAGTAAATTCAAATATGCATTTGGTAAAACAACTGCTCCAATTGCAGAGCCCTTGTTTGCCTCAAATGATTGTATCATACCCGTCAATGTATCTATATCTATAGGTGAATCTTGTCTGTCTTTAAACAGTTGTATATTCTCATTATTAACAAGCTCATCATACGCAGTTTTTAATACTTCTATATCTGCTGCTTGGTATGCAATAGGTAAATCACTTTTGTTTTCTTGCATGCTCAATTCAGTTCCAGTCATTCCTGTGTTACCTGCAAGAGCATAATTGTAATCTAAAATATCATTGTTTAATATAGCTTCATTTGGTGTACCATGTTTCTTAACATACTCATCAAACTTAGCTTTAGTTGATGGAAGACCTAGAACTAATGCTGCTCTTAAAGAATCTTCAGTAAATCTGTTAGCACCATCCGGATCAGTCAGTCTGTTCATTTCTGAAGGTGTTAATGAATTCTCTAATCTAATTGCTATCTCATCATTATTAAATAATTTAGCTGCAGAATTATACGTAGTACCTTCTTTGGCAGTTAGTTTATTTATGTTCAACACATATTCAGTATACGGATCTCCTTTACCATAAGCAACAAAGTTATTTTTGCTATCTAAATAGTACTCTTTAATTTTAGCATACACCTTATCTATATCAAAATCTGCTCCTGATACCTCAACTAATTCTTTAGGAAATATAGCAGATGAACCATAGTATGCAGGCATAAAATCAACAACTTTCATATTTACTGCTGAGTGTTTATCTTGTGTTGGTATACGTACACCAAACATTTTAGATATAGCATCAGGTATTTTAGCATCAGTGTTGGCTATTAAATCCATTACGTTTTTATCCATAGCTGGCATAACAACCTCACTATACCTTTCACCTGTTGATGTAGATGGATCAGTAGGATCTGTGTAATCCATAAGACCTGTTCTCAATACATCTATAACAACTTGTCCATTTGGATATACTCCATCACCAGGCATAGTTTCAACCGCATCTCCACCTTTCCATTGTGTCTGTCTTATTATTTCTGATCTTACAGGTATACCGTTCTTAACTTCATATACCATTCTATAGTATCTAGTACCAAATGATGATACTAAAGCTAAAGAAGTACCAGGGATTTTCTCTCTTAGTGTTCCTTTACTAAAATATGAAAGAAACAATTGCTCATATTTTTTAGCTGTAAAAGGATTGTTAAGATTATACTTTTGCTCTCCGCCTTCAGTTCCAAAAAATTCTAACAAGTTTGATGCTGAGCCAGATGCTTTTAGAGAACCCTGTGCATAATTTAAAAATGCTGCAAGATTTGGAGTTATAGCACCTTTCTTTTTAGATAATTTAAATTCATCTAATGCAGTGTCAAAAGTAAATATTAAATTCCTTTTGTTTTTATATTTTAATGTAACCCTTTTTGATATAGCTTCATTATATAATCTTCTGACATCTCCAACTCTCATCACCTGACCCTTTTCATTTAAACCCATTCCAGGAATTTCAACAAGGTCATCTTGTTCAGATGTAATTATATCTTTAATCTGAGTCATGTCAGTTATCTCCATCTTATTAGATGGTTGAACAACTTGTAAACCTAAATACTCAGTTCTTAAATTAGTAGATGTTAAATTTTGACTTGTGTCAAAACCACTAGAGTCATCATTCAATTTGTTTATGTTACTCTTCATCATCTTTACAGCAGATAATGGAGCCGCCATAGCAAAATTATTATTTGCATCTTCATTGGCTTCCATCTGCTCACGCAAATAATGAAGTTGTTTCATTGTAGGTTTAGCTTCCCACTTGCCCAATGCAGCATTATAATTAGACGTGTACTCTTTAGTTAAAACAGTAACAGACATTTTGATGGCAGTCTTACCATCCATATAAACATATTTCTTAGAGTTTATTAAATCTTGTTTTTTAGCAAAACCAATTGGGTTTTCATTAGTACCAAAAACATCATCACTCGTTGGTGCTTCTCCTCTATCTAATGTATCATACATGCCAGCCATAGATGGGCTTAGTCTACCAAAAGCAAAGGTTGCATACCTTGAACCTTTAGTTGTTATGTATGCTTGCGCATCTGCACTATCAATATTATTTCCTGTTAAAGAAGATACCTCTTGGATCTCATCAAAAGCATACATGTCAAAGTTTGTACTAGAATGATTAATTCCAAGTTCAGGTGCAACAAGTAAACTAGATGCACTATAATATGCAGAATTATTTAGCTTAGCTCTTTTAACTTTATCAATCATACTTTGTAAAGAGACTGCTTGATCTCCTAATAGAAGATCATTAATTGATGCTGCGTTAATCCAGTTATTAAAAAATATCTGTTGTAGGTTATGTGATTCATTAGTATTTAAGTTTAACTGAGAACCGGCTATATCAACCATAGTTCTAGCCACCCCTTCACCTATTGTTAACCCTTGTCTAACTTGAGTAGATAAATTATTCTTTACTTGAAGTTTATTAAGCATTGCATCAAATCCTGCAAATGCTTCATTTAATCCATTTTCCACTTCGGCTCTTATACCTGAAGTAGATATACCCAATGCTAACTTAACTCCTTGTTCAAATGTCATTTCTTGTTTAGCCTTACCTGCTGTGATAGCTACATTAGCTAATGTTTGCTGAGTAAGAGGATCTAATAACAAACCTGTGTTTACAAAACTAAATGCTCTGCCTTGCATAGAATCATTATAACCTGCAATGTTATCTCCAAATTCCTCAAAGGCTATAGCTTCTCTGTTTATTCTTTCAAACTCTGATGCTATTCTATTTATAAATGCATTTACAAGTTGAGGTGTTAATTCAACATTATCACCTTTCATTGTTACTGCTTTAATTATAGGCAGACTAACTAAGTCTCCTGTATTAGCAGCTTCCATAACTCGTAAGAATACAGGTGCTGTTGCTGTAGGTATTTGTCCAACACCATCTACCATATCATTCTTACCACTTCTTCTGTTAAAGTTAGCAACGTAATTATTAATTAAAGATACAGCAAACTCTTGAGGAGTAAACTCACCAAAGCTTTGTGTAGATCTACTATCATTCAAAGATGTATTTAATATATCTTCTTGAGCATCATTGTTTAGATCAGTAGAAACAACAGATTTTATTTTACTACCTGCTATTCTAGTTACTTTAATTCTACCTTGATCAGATAAATTTAGAAATGCTACATTATTTAATAAATAATTTCTATCTAAATATTTATCAGCAGAAAATTTATCTAATATATTTGAGTTGTTTAATTGTGCTACCGCTTTTAAATGATAAGTTGGTAGTTGATGTCCATAAACCAAATCTCCATTAGGATTAATGAAAGAAGATGCTCCAATAGACTCATCAAGCGCAGCGTTACTTAAACTGATATAGGTAAGTCTAGAAGCCATACCATCAGACTTCTTAGAAAATATATTAGAATCCTTATACATAAGATCATACAAAGTCACTAAGAACTGTTCTGATATTGGCTCTATAGAATATGAGTTATATAATATCTTTTGCTCAGCATCTAGTTTACTGTAGTCAAATGTTTTAACGTAACTGTAGTTAAGAAACATTGGACTTAATCTTATCCCAGTTAATTCAAATAATTTTTCTGAATGCTCTACTGCAAGTTTTTGAGTTGCTTCGTTTGATTTGTTCTTGGTTTTTGATCCAAGTATATTCTCCATGTTCTTAACCAAACCAAGTAAATCCTCAATCCTGCTACCTGAAGCATCAAGGTTCATTTGTTTTCTTTTAAATATATATGCTTGAGACCATTCGTCTAGTTGAGCATTTATATCATCTCTTTCAGATGCGGTGTATATTAGTATGTTTCCTGCACCATCTCTTTCATTAAATAAATAATCTACCTTATAGTTTTCAAAGCCTTTAAGCATTGATTGTAATAGGTTTGGATTAGATACATTTATAAATGGTGTATCAGAAGCCAAGGTATCAAGGTCTAAGTTTGCATCATTAAATAGCTTATCAACTACAGAGGACATATTAGGATTTAACCTTGAGTATGTATACATCCTTCTTAGCATTACTATAGGATCACTTATGTTTGAAACAGCTTTTAATAATCCGTTATATGCTTCATTAAATTTGACAGGTACAATCAAAGGCACACCATCTTTTAATTCAGTCTTACCAAAAAAGTCAACACCTACCATTGTTGTTGTAGCAATATATGCTCTCACCTTCTGAGCCAATGAATTAAATCCACCTATCTCAGATGCATCTTTATCAAATTCATCTGCTTTTCTTACTCCTGTTCCGTCCTCTTCAATTTCTGAATTTAATTCATTTTGTGAATCTTGATCTGATATAATATTAATTAAACCAAAAACTTCTTTCTTAATATCTTCCGGGTAATTAGTAAATGCATCTTCTAATTCTTGAAGTTGTTTAACTTTACCAGGCCCTAAGATTTTATTGCTTGGGTCATCTGGATCTAATAAGACTCTAAAGTCTCTAGACAAGTCATTATAAACATCATTAGGATTATAAGTTGCTTCTTCTATTTTATTAACCTTACTTATAAACATACCAGCCATAGATCTAATTAAAGGATCTACTACATCAGAGTCTAAATATAAGAAACCTGATACATCTTCATCTTTAGATACTACATCATGTCTTACTAAAGCATTAGCAACAGTTATTCCTGCTAAAGAAGTAAATTCATTTTGTTGTAATGTTGCACTCTTAAACTTACCAGCATCAATATTTTCATATAATGTTAGAAGTTCATTAGATGTGTATTTACCTAGCACACCTTTAATCCATTCTATTATCTTAGTAAAAAATGATTTTATTTCTGTATTGGTTTTTGAACTTCTAGGATCTTTCTTAAATGCTTCAAATTCATCTGCCATATATTCTTCTGCAAATTCATTTTCTAATTCAAGATCAGACATGTCTTCATATTGCTTAGCAGAAGTTCTAAATTTTTCTAGCTCTGTTTTATATTGAGAACCATACTTTGCTTTTAGTTCTATTTTAGCAAACTTTCTGTATCTATCTATTTGTTCTTGTGTAAGTAACATTCTAAACACACCATGAAAAGCCTCATGATATTTAAATGGATTGTTTGCCCCAACATAAACAGTTCCGTTTACACTGACACCTCCAGCTACTTGATGGATATCTAATACAAATGCACCAACTCTTTTGTAGCCTTTGCTAATACCGTTATCAGCCAATGTTAAAATATCTTCAATACCAATTATAGATGGTAATGATTCATTAGCCCAGTCAAGAAATTCATTATAGTCTTCTATTCTTTCTGTTTCTGTAGTTGCTTCAACTAATTTGTTTGCTGTTTTAGAAAGCTTCTTTACTAATGCTAATTGTTTTTGATACTCAGGACTTTTATCTAAAGCATCAATTTTATCTACACCTTTTTTACCTTCTATTAATTTATCTCTAAGTGCTTTTAGTTTTGCTTTTTCTTTATCTAATGAGGTTTCTTTTGTTTTTCCTTCAGGTACTAGACTTCCTCTACCACCTGCTAAACTAACACGTATGTTTACCCCGTTAGCAATAACAGGGTTATTCATCATTTTCTTTTCTGCATCATTAAGTTCTTCACCTCTAAGTTCCTTATTGATTATATGCTCAATGCCTAATGGATTACTATTAAAGTCATTATCAACTCTTTTTTGTATTTCATCATCTGACATATCTGCAGTACTATCCTCAGCTTCTTCTGCTATCTCAGGTAAAGCTGCCTCATCTTCAACTTTTCTGTCTTCATTTTTAGGTTTAATGCTAGCAAATGCAACAGCTCTCTGTGCATTTATTGCATCTGCCTCAGCAGAAAGTACTAATGAATTGTCCGTTGCAACCTGTATAGCAACCTCAGTTGTACTCTTATCAATAATATCTTGAGTAGGAGCTCCAGTTGGAAAAGACTTTCTTATATTCTTATCTCTTATTTTTGCATCATAAGTATTTACATCCTCATTACTATTATACTTAGTAAATAAACTTTCTATAATCTTAACAGCATCTGTATCTGAATTAACTACATCAGTACCAATTCCTTCATTAGCAATATTTTCATTTTCTTCTCCAACAGTTCTGTCAAGTGATAAGTATATGCTACCGTCTTCACCAATGTTTAATTCAATTTGATTCCCTCGTGCACTACTTAGGAAAAGTTTTTCTTGCAGTTCCTCATTATATTTAAATGCTGCAGCTTGTCTTTCGGCAGCATCCTTAATCTTTTGAATCTCTTTGGACTTGTTAATTACTTCAACAAAAAGTTCATCACGTTCTAGTTTTGTATATGATACAGCTTTAAGATTAACTAATCTATACTGCCCATTAGGTAATTTTACTGCAGCTAAATATCTGTCTTTACCAGCTAGCATAGTATCTTTATTAATACCTTGCTTTTCTAATTGAAGGAGAATTTGTTTTTCTAAAGCAACACTATCCTCTGCAGTTGAACTATAGTTATATATTCTTCCACCGGCTCCTTTGTCATACTTTAAATCAAACACAAAGTAGTTATTATTCTCATCAGCATATTGATAGTCAAGAGCTTCTATAAACACAGGATTACCATTGCTATATACTGTTCTACCACCTTTCTGATTTAAATCAATATTAAAAGGTAGATCATTAACACCAAAGAATTGCTTCTCTCCATCTACACCAAGATTGTTAAATGTTGTAGTAATTATAGAATTTAGAATAAATGCTTTTTGTATTTCTTTTAACTGCTCTTCTGTAGTAATGGTTTTTCCAAACGCACTATACATTACATTTTGAGCTTGTCTTAAGTTCATTGTTCTAGGATCTACATCAGCTCCTGTCAATTGATCTTTAATTAAGAATGAAGCATTATTCATATATGCAAAAATCCCATCTGGTGAATCACTTGGATCAACCTTCTGTTCAATTAATTTTGCATTTATTCTATCTTGAGTTACTGTATTGTTTATTCTAATACCAATAACATATTCACTAGAATATCTTTTTATAAGGGGATTGGCTGATTTATATTCAACACCTGACATATTACGTATAACATAATCATTTACAGTTGTTGGGTTAGGATTTGCATATACAACAAATTCTAACTGTTCTCTTTCCTCAGTAGTTAATTCCTTTAATATAATTTTTAATCTTTCCTTACCTTCAGCATTTTGTGATGTCATCATTGATGCTATTGCATCTTCAGACATACCTTTTGTATCTGCTCTATTTGCATGTGCATAAGGACTAAGTAATGAGTTGACATCTAATTTACTAACAGTGTCATCCAATACATCCATTGTTATTTCTTCTTGAGTAAATACATTTGAAAACTCACCTTGTTTTATGTACTCAAATTTTCTTTCAGATATTGGTCCTACATTATTAGATGCTTTAATTACTCTAAGCTTTTGATTCTTACCAAATGTTTTTGATTTGTTAGGCTTTTGAATTATAATATACTTTTCACTTCCTTTGTAAATAGTCATTCCATAAAACAAACCGTCTACACCATCAAACTCAAACGGTGTTGAATCTGGTGCTTGTGAATCAATAGCTTTTAAAGCTTCATATGCTTCAGTAGCCTGAGACTCATTAAATGTTCCTCTTAATGAATCAAATTGTTCATCTACAAAATCTAATATTTCAGGAGATAATTTATTTCCTTTTTTATCAAGTAACTCATAGATTATAATTGTTTCTTCTCCTGATGTTTTTACTTCTCGTTTATACAGATCAGCAACTACACCTTCACCAACAGGAGGTTTTCTTCCAGTTACTTCTGTATTATCAGCAACGTTTGGTTGCTCAAATATATCATCTAGTGTAATAGTTGATTGATTTAATATTGAAGTAATTAATGGGTTCTCTGCTAACAGTTGCTGTCTAGGTGTAGATAAAAATTCTTTAAATCCTGTATCAGAGTCAACAAGTGATTGCTCTATAGGACTTGCAAATAAAGTTTCTCCAGCAGGGTTTTGTGTCATTGCACCAGCTGCCCATACTTGTTTAATAGCATTAAAAACATTTTTTAAATCTAATGCCTCAGCAGTACTTTTCCATTCTTGTGCAGATAAGCTGGGCTTACCAGAAGCTGCCATTCTTGCTTTATACTTTCTATATGCGTTTCTTAAGACCTCATCTAGATATGGGCTTATAGTTATTGTATCAACAGATAATTCAATACCTGCATTCTCAAGCATCATTTCAATATCAGACTTTTGATTTTCTACATCATTAACTTTAGCATCTTCTTTTTGATCTTCTGTTAAATCCTTTTCAGTTGTTTGATCAGACCTAGTAGAGTTATATACCTCAATAAGTCTTTGTATCATTTTATACTTAACATCATGAACACCTTCAATTATCTCTCCATTTTCATCATAGAAGTTTATCAAAAAGCGTGAATCTCCTGTTTGTAAAAACAATGCCATTTGCCCTTCATCAGCATAAGCTCCAATTGGATCTTTACTTAAATCATTTACTAATTGATTTGCTAAAATAATATCTGTGTATTTTTCTAATGCAGCTTTTGTTTCTTTAATTCTGCCGTCTAATCTATTTTTAGATAGAGCTTGAGATCTAGCTACCATTTCAGCAAATTTCTCAGGGTTATTCATGAACTCTATTGCCTTATCATACACCTTAGCTCTATTGTTTAAAGCATAGTAGTCTACAATATCAGTTAATGCAGAATCAATATTATCTTCATTAATAAAAGAACCTTCATTCTTTGCTAGGAATCTTACATAGTTTTTAAACTCTGACCTTAAACTGTCTTTAAGTGCCTTGTTTCTTTTAAATGTTCCGTTCTTAAATCTATTTTTAGGATCATTAACAATCTTTTGAATAGCTTTAAGTCTATTTATTTTTTCCTTTTTAGGTGATGCTGCTGTTGCTGCTCCTTCTGGGGTTCCTTCAAAGGCTTCAATTTCTTGTTCAAGAATAATTATCTCTCTTTCTATTGATGCTGGGTCAAGCAAAGTAGTAATATCACTAGCAGCCATTTTTTGAAATAATGGTTCTGCTTGAAGTTTACTGTATATTCCATCTGCTCTTTCTACAGCAGACATGAATCCTTGATTAGTAAACATATATAAATAACGTGCATGATCATACCCTGCTCTATTTACTAACTCATTAATGTATTCTTTCTCTTGTGTCTTGCGGTTATATTTTGTTTCATCAAATGGATTAATAAATTTATCTTTAAGTTTATTATAATTCTCCTCCATTTTATCCATCTGGATAATAGTGTCATTTATACGTTGTCTTAACTTACCATCTTTTTGATCTTTCTTAGATACTCCAGGAAAGGCCTCAATCATTTCAGTATCAGACATTTCTAAAAATCCTTGTAGTTGATTTCTAAAGTTTTGTGTACCATTAGTTTCAAACATAGTATAGAACTGCTGAAACTTAGCGTTATCTGCTGCATCTTTAAATCCAAAGAAATCTTGTCTGTAAGTACTATCTTTCATTTTTTCAGCCATCTCTTTCTGAACCATGAAGTTTAATCTCTTTACATCAAAAAGTTCAGAAGGATCTATAGCCTGACTATTCCAAGATTCATTATAGGAGTCAACAATTCTCTCTATCATCTTGTCCTTTGCTTCTCTAAACTCAGCATAGGTTTCCTTTTGTTTCTTTGTGGCTAGACCTATACCTGCTTCCTGTAATCCATACTTATATACAGAAGGTACACCTTGCATAAAAACTGATTGAACAGGTTGTACAAGACCACCCATTAAAAAACCAGACATAAATACACCAGCACCTTCAGAAGAAAACTGATCTCCCATTGCTGATAGTATCATTTGATTTTGCAAAGCAACTCCACCTTGTGCTGGGTTCTGTAGTATTTCTGTATAGTATCCAACAGTTGCTGCAGAAATTGCTTCTTGAGAAACTTCTTGTATACCTTCTGCAACATTTGCAGCAAAGTAATCTAACATAACTATACTACCACTACCAGCCACACTTTTCCAACCACCAGCAGCTTTAATTTTTGCACCTAATCTTTTGAGTCCTAAGAACCCTGCTTCTTTTCCTCCTAAATATTTAAAAGGATTTTTAATTACTTTACCCGCAGCATCAACAACTTTTTTACCTGCTGTATTAATTACATTTTTAGTAATGCCTTTTCCAAAAGCAGAACCCAATGTATTTTGAACACCTCTTTGAAATCCACCTAATGCATTACCAAGAACAAGCCAGTTGCTTGCATATATTAAAGGAGCATTAGCAATCATAGTTTTAAATGCTGCTTGATTAGCCGCATTACTAATTCTTGACATTTCATATTCATCAACACTCTTGCCTCCATTAGCAGCAGAATAATTATTCATACCATTTTTCAAGACTTGGTTGTATGCCATACCTGCTTCAAGCTTAGCCTCTGACGCAGCTAAATTAACAGCTCTCATATCTCTATAAAATCCACCAAACTTTAAATTCATTTTGGCAAGGTTAGACATATTTTGACCTGCATTTTTTGCCGTCTTTATTTCTTTAAATGCTTTATAAGTGTTTGGGGTAAATCCTTTTTTTAATGCACCAGCAACCATCTTTCTACCACCATTAGCGGCAACCCAAAAATCTCTAGCAGTTTCAATTTCTTTAGCTTTTGATAATATCTTTCTTGTTTTTTCAAACATTTTAGTAAAGCTAAAAATTGCTTTAGCTCCTTTAACAACATTTGCACCTGTCTTAGCAATAGTAACTGGTGCTGCTGTACCTCCTGACAAAGCAGTTACTCCAGCTAATATCAATTCTTCAGCTGCTATAGAAATAAGTATACCTCCCGTGTAAGCAGAGTTAGCTGCTAGGTTATTTACAAAGCCTCCAAAACCACCTCTTGTAGAACTCATGATTCCCATCTTGTCTTCAAATGCAGTAGCAGAATCAAGATCAGGTTCTAAAAAATCTCCTCCACTAAACATAGATCCATATACAGAATCAAGACCAGTACCAACTAATGACCACCAGTTTCCTCTCATCCTAGTCATGTCATCATAAATAGTTGAGTTTTCATTATAGTAGTTTTCCATATTTGCATACGGAGAATATCCTAAGTTATTAAATTCAGGATGTTCGTAATACCTCATAAATTGAGTTTGCCTCATGCCTGAAAATGCAGGGGCAACCTTTTTCTCTGACACAGGTGTGTCATCTAAAGTTAGTAACCTCTTCGTCATTGAAAAGGTATTCTCATTATTATCAGGTCTATTTTGTTTTATTGGATTATATGTATCAGTAGCAGTACCAGGATCAGCTATACCTAAACTAGCCATAGCTCCAATACCATACTTATCTATATCAGACTTCACTAAATTAACTCCTGATATATCATCAGCAGCTAAATCACCACTCATAGCATAATCATTAAACTTTTCCTCTGGAGTTTCAAACAACTCTTCAATAGGCTCAAAGCGGAACTGCCCGTCAGGTATTACACTTGGGGCAGGTCTTAAAGATGCTTGATTGAGTTCTTGCAATGGTGTTTTTGATTCGTTTTCCATTTACTTATGATTTATTTTTTTCCGTAAATACCCTGATCTTTTTCTCTTAAGGCCTGGTTATTTCTTCTAATTTCTTGATACTGAGCTTGCATTTTTACCATCTGTTGATCAATCCCCATTAAACCATTTCTAAAATCCATTTGAACTGTGCCTGTGTCAGTTGTATATTCACTATAATTTTCAGCATTTGGATCATAAGGATTGTAATAATTAACTGAATAATCAAGCATGTAATTTCCAGTCCCATTTTTAACAACTCTATAGTCAGCTGTATTAGTTATACCATTATCATTAGGTACTGTATAGTCATGATAGGTGCTATTATCACCACCAAGAATATCTATTTCTGTTGAAGAATAATAATCATTCTTTTTTGCTTTAACATTTAAATCTTCTTGCTGATCAAAAACTAAAAATATACCACTATCATTATTATCTTCACCTACACCTTTTAATTGTTTTAAATCATCTTTAGTTAATGCACCATACTCTGCACCTTTTGGCCCTTTAACTTTTGATGCAAGCCACTCTGAACTAAACTTAAGTTCATAACCCGCATGAGTTTTATCTCCTACATTTGCTTTATCATAGACTGGCATATATGCTAAAACACCAATAGGTGCTATTGCATCTGTGTTAGATCTTTTAGGATTATTAATCCAAGTATTTAAATCTTCTAACCATAAATTATAAACCTTTGATGCTAAAGCATTTTTGCTTAACAACTCTGAATCTTTATTTAATCTTCCAACTCCTAATCCATAAGGTGTGTTGTTAGATTGTAAAGATTTAACTTGATTAATCATATTAGCCATTTCCTGCTCATTGTCAGGATTGTTTACTAAAGGATTAATAGAATAGTTGTACGTAGGATTACTGACTACATCTGTAAAGCTCCCGTTGATTCCATATCTAGCAGAATTAAAATCTCCTGAATTAACATTAGAATCTTGTTGACCAGTAAGTCTTTTGTTTAATCCTTTTTTAAGTGCGTCATAAACCATTCCTGCTTCATCATCAACTGCTTTATCATCAAGAACCATTTTCTTAGAGCCGTCTGGATTTTTTAAGTATATTGTGGTTCCAGTGTATTCAGTCATTACTGTCTCTGTAGCTTGAATCATATAATCTTTATTATTAGTTCCAGTATCTACTTTCCAATCTAAATTAACATTAGTAATTGTACCATCTTTGATACCTTCCTTTACCATGTTAATGTATTCTTCTTTATTTAAAGGTATACCATCTTTAAAAATATTTGGGAAATTACCATTGTCCATTAAGTTTCTAACATGCTTCTCTTCTTTTTTTACACTAGCAGTTGTAACAGTATTAGCTTCCTCAAATTTATTATATGCTGTTTGTACAAATTGCTCTACACCTTTTACTTGAGTGTTAGTACCATTTATACCATTCATCTTTTCATAGAGCTGATCATAAGAAGTTCTTTGGTCTCTTGATAATACCATATTTGGATTATCTAATGCTTGTTGTCTTGTGTTAGTAAACTCAGTATTCTTATCAGAATATATCTTAGCTATTAAATCTCTATTCTTATAACCTGTAGAAACACCTTCCTCATCTGTAGATTGCTCTAATAGTTTTGTTTTTATCTGTTCTATTGACCCTCTAAATTCTTTTAACTCACCATTCTCTCCAGTTACTTGAATACCATATGTTTGATCTTGGCTTGAGTTGTCACCCCTAGGATTCATTAATGACATCATATTAACAATATCATTAACCTGAGTTCCTGCTAGTTTACCATCTGCTTCAGTAAACTGATCCTTGGTTCTTTGAATCATATCAGGATTTTGAGTAATCTTATTTTTTTTATTAGTTGCTAAATCAATTGTATTTCCATCCCCAAGGGTAGTATAACCAGTTGACACAGCATCCCCAAGTGGGCTATTTGATCTAGATCCTTCTAATTGAGTTTTTAACACTTCAAGATCAACTCTATTCTTTTGTTTAACACCTTCTAGATTAAGAGCATTTTTTGCATTAGCTCTAATCTTGGACATGTCCATTTTAAATTGTTTGTCTTGAAGAGCATACTTGTTCTCACGCATTTCATACTCATAATCTCTAGCGCTCCATGCTTGTGCAGACTCTCTCATGTCATCCATGATATTATTCTGCATTAGCATACTATATGCTTTATTCAAAGTATTACCAAGCGTCTTACTAGGTAATGCTGCTTCTTCTCTGATTCTTTTTTTAGCTTCTAAAGCTGCTTTAAATTGTTCAGTTCTTGAAAGTTGTTCTGTATTAGCTTGATCAAGTTGTGACCCTTCTATAATACCATTAGCACCTTTATAATTTGCCCATGAGACATTTGCTTTTTCTGCTTTAGATAAAGCCTGCATGTCTTGAGCCATTCTTAAACCATTAATTGTATCAAGCCTTCTTATTGTTTCAGAAGCCCAAAGTTCTTGTCCTTGTTCTATGTTAGCAGCTCTACCTTCTTGCACAGCTTGCGTTGCCCAATCCATACCTTTAACATATGCTTCTGTTTGATATGCAGCTTGTACTCTTGGAGCTTCCATAAGTCTATTTCTGATCTGCTGTAATGCAGCACCAGTTACTTGAGCACCATTTTGTTCTGTAATAATCCAATCAGAATTTGCAATCTCTCTTTGATTAGTTTCTGATACAGGTTTATTAGGATTAAACTTTGGATTAGCTTTTTTGGCAAACCTATCTCTCTTCATCTTTAAAGGGGGATCCATGTTTTCCAACATCTGTTGACTCATCTCAAACAAATTTGCATCCGGTACATATTTAGGTAAACCCATTTGTAATGCTTTATCAGGATCTGCATTTATAAATGCATCCATTTGATATTGCATTGCTCTCTCACCAGTCTTCCAGTATTTTGCTTGGACAGTTCTATCTGGTGAATTAAGCAATAGATTTGCTGTCTTCATTTCTTCTCTATACCTAGATGTATATACAACATCTTTTACAGTTATATCATCTTCATAAAATGGTGCAAAGACATCCTTAGCTGCATTAACATTTTGAGCTAATGATAAATCCATACCAGATATTTTTTCTATCTGTGGTGCTATTTGTTCTGCGTACTGATCTCTTCTTTCTTTAGTATCATTCCTAGACAAATCAGCATAGACTACCTTGTTATATAAGTCATTGGTAGCCTTAAAATTAGTATCATACTTATCTTGTCTTGTCTCCAAAACTGCAGACAAGAATTTATAATCCGGTGTGAACGGCTTAATATCCGGTAAATATGTATCTGCTCCTTTTATGTATGTTGCCATAATGTAAAATTAATATAATTATATAAGTTTACAAAGTGTTTTGTATAAACCCTTTAGGTTTACATACCTATCTTACCTGTGTAAAACGGCACTGCCCACTTTGATAAACTGGTTTTGTCTTTTTTCTTTTCACTACCCATTTTTGATTGTGCAATTGGTTGTTGATAGCCAGGTGGCAAACCATTATTTTGCAAATCATATTGTCCTCTAGTTTGGTTGGGTCTACTTGTTTTTGTTGTTCCACTGCCAGGATACAAAAATTCTAAATAATCTTTTGTTACAGGTCTTTGTACACCACTACTATCTTCTCCAATCAACTCCTGAGCTCTTTGAAATTGTTGTGCTCTTTGATATGCTATATCAGTATCTCCATCTTTATACAATTTTCTACCATCTTCAGTAAATTCAATCATACCAAATTGATTTGGATTGACATTCATATTAGGATTAATTGTATTTAAGTTAAATGTATTAGCTAAATTAGTTAATCCAGCATTAAATAATTCATTGTACTTACCTGTTCTCCAGTTAGTAAAGTTATCTTTTTGTTGAAGTGCTGTTATTGTGTCATCATACAATTGCTTATTAGTAGCATTGTTAGCCATATCAACTTTCATGTTTAACTGAGGTTGCATTGTAGCAACTTGATTCATTGTTCTAACATTATTGCTATTTACTTGATTAATTGCTTTAGCATTAGCATCTAATGTTTTTCCAAATACATCACTTCTTGAAATAGCTTGTGGTCCATATGCACCTAATGCACCTGCCATAGTATTTAATGCTGATGTATTAGCATTTACTCTTCCTGTATAATCATCAAGTACATAATCAATTCTTTGATCCTCTAGTTCAGGAGCATATGGTAAACGTAAAGTATCTTTTATAGCCCCTACAGTATTAAGATTATTAATGTCTTGAGCCCACCATTGTGCTGGGTAACCATCATACTCTTGTACACCAGGTGTTTTTATTGTTGGTGTTCCTTCTGGTAATGACATCTCTCTTATATCTTCCGGACTATAGTCAATATCAAAACCTGGAGCATTGGCAGTATAACCACCTCTCATTCCATCAAACTTTCTTTTTGTCCATTTCGCATCTATTTTACCATCACCATCTGCATCATAGGTTTCTGGACTATCAGCAAAAGCTTGCTTTAAAGATTCATCATTAAAGAAATATGGTATATATGGAAGACCTTTCTTTTTAAAGTAATCTCTTCTTTTCTCCTCATATTTATTTTGGAAACTACTCCAGTTTTTATCATAACCTGCTTTATCAGCTCTTGGATAATTGTACTTCCACTCAGGTCCTAATTCATCAACAATAGATTGATTTCTATACATGAAATCTTCTTCTGCTTCTTCACTAGAAAATAATGATGAACCATAGCCAAATTCATCAGCTCCAAGCTGTTTATCAGGTAGTTTTGCTCCATCATACATACCAGGTATAAAAGATGCTATTCCAGATGCGTCTGTTATCCTTTGTTGTTCCTGTACCTCATCTGTATATACATCTGTCCTATTACCAGTACCTACTACATCACCTTCAGAAATGTCTCCTTTAGTTCTATTTTGTCTTGTATCTTTTCTTTCATCTGACGCAGGTTTAATAAACCTAAGTATACTTTTACCACTCTTGTTTTTTACTACAACAGGACTATAACCATCTTTAATATTTTGATCATACTCTATAGCATCCGCAGTACCTGCTTTAAATGGATTTTTATTATCCTCAACTTTATCAGTTTCTTTCTTAGTTACTGGAATAGATGAATCAGATACATCTTCTTGTATAGGACCTACAAATGGTTCTTCTTCTTTTTTAGTTTCTGTACCAGCTTGTGCTTTGTTTAAAAAGTCACCAAGCTCACTACCAAACATTGCATTACCTAACATAGCATTATTTTCCATAGCTAAACCTGGTTCACCTGCTGGAGGCATAAATGCATCCATTGGCGCAGGCATACCTTGTTGTTGCATACCTTGTTGTTGCATACCCTGTTGCTGTTCTTGTTGAGCCATCATTTGCTGCATCATCATTAACTGTTGCTGTTGCTCTAGTGGCAAAGCTTGTAATGCTTTTGCTTCTGCTTCTTTTCTAGATATTTCTTCTATCTTAGCTGTAAACTCTATTGGGTCCTCTCCTATAGAAACTAAATATGGATGAGATGCTAATGGTACACCATCAGAAAATTCTTTCTTTGCTTCTTGCATAAATGCTAATCTAGAAAGATCATTCATATTTTTCTTTAACATTAATTCTGCACTAGTGGCAGATATATCATCAGAATACTGTGAGTTTAATTCCCCATAGTAATCTTGCAAACCAAATTTCTTAGAAACTTTAGCTGGCGTTTTTCTACTTCCACCCATACCAAATTCTGACATTTCATCTTTTGATAATTTTAATTTACGTGTGTCAGAAAAAACAAAAGATTGCTCAGGTAAAAACATTGGTACACCACCGCTACCATGTCTTGGTCCTACAATGTCATATAAACCAAAAGTACCATCATCATTTAAATCAGTTAATACTGTTTCTCCACCTTCTGCTTCTAAATTAGCATCTTCTCTAGGTACACTTGATAAACTATATCTAACAGATTCGTCTCTTGAATTGTTAAAATTAGTATCACCATAATATGCCTGTGGAGTTGTAACTAAGCCATAATCAGCTTGATCACCCGTTGTCATACCACCTTCTTGCATGGACTTTGTATCTTCAACAACTTCTCCGTTGCGGATACTAAAACCTTCAGGTAATTTATTTATTTTAATTTTTGCCATAATTATAATTTTTCTATATCAGCTCCGGCTGCAATTAATTTTGCCAACATTCTTGAATCTACGTTTACTGTTTCCCCACCTTGTTTTAAACCTTTAGTTTTCATTGCTAGTTTTATAGCTTGTTGGGTTGCCCAACTAGCATCATTATAAAAATCTTGGTTTTTCACATAATCTCTAACAGTGTATTTATCTATACCTGACTCATTCATTACTTTTCCAATGTCCTTTTTACTTACAGATGTAAAGAAATCAAGACCATCACTTAAGCTACTAATGTTTTGAGCTTTTGAATATACATCCATAATATCAGTTGCTGTATTTGGTTGTACATTTAAAAGCTGCTTGCCCATACTTGTAGACATAAAATCATATGGTAAACCTTTTAGAATTGCAGCTGTATCAATAGCTGCTGTGCCTCCTGTACCTCCTCCAACCTGTAAGGATTTTAATATTTTTTGTTGTACTGCTGGGGGTAATGCTTTAAATCCTGCATTATTTACACCTCCACCTTCTTTAGCTGTATCCATGTATAGTCCAGTAGTTCTATCACCTTCACTACCAAAACCACCTGGATTTACTAACTCACCTTTACCACGTTTAAAATTCATATCTGTCATAACACCATATGTATTATCAGCTATGGTATCTACAGTTTTTAAATCATACTGAGCTTGTCTTGCTCTTTTAGCATCACCTATATCATTTGCTATTCTAGTACCTTGATAAATACCATTAGATACATCACCAAAAAGCTGAGCACCTGCAGTGTTAAACATATTTTCTGCTGCAGCCAAAGGATTTCTATTTCTTTTTACTGTAGGTTTATTTATCCTACTTCTTAATTCATCTGCAGATGGACTTCCTGCTGTACCTGGAAATCCTTCACCTGTTCCATTACCACCATCAATGTCTATCATATCTGGTATTCCATCTCCATCTCTATCATATTCAGCATCTAGTGGTGCAGATGATTGTGTTGGGTCCTGTGTTCTATTACCATATGTACCTGCATCAATAGCCGCTCTATCTACTAATTCAGTATCTTCCATATAATTAGTTTGTTGAGCTCTTTTCATAAAGTCTTCCAAATCAAATGTGGCAGGGTTAAATCCACCTCCTGTCATATCAAAATCATCTTCTTGTGAACCAAACAAACCATCTGGAATATTAAATTGTGCCTTTGGTAAAAAAGGAGAACCTCCATATTTAACATTAGTAGTACCTTCTTCTGTAACTTCTTCAGTCTCTTTAACTTCTACATCAGGTGCACCATCTGGAAAGAATTTAAGTTTAAGTTGATCATATAATTCTTGACCTTTCTTAGACATGTTCTCAGTAGACATCTTAAGAAATTTTAATATTTGAGGATCTTTTAGATCAATGTTTTCTGTAGAAATTTCACTTGCAATTTTTTCTGATTCCTCTACAAGATTGCCTAATATATCTTTTTCAGGATTTTCATATTTAAATTGCGTAACATAATCTTGAAATGCTTCTTGATTTTCTGGAGATAAATCTGCTTTAACATCATAAGTTGAATTGCTAAGCTTTCTTAATTTATCTTCCGTTCTGTTTTTACCAAATTTTGAAATTGATCCTTCTTGTCCAAACAAGTCATTACCAACGCTAGCTGTAGTATTTATAATATCTGCAACATTAACATCCATATCTCCAAACATTGCTGGATTAAAATACATTGGGTTTGGTGCTACATAACCATTATCCTTTTGATCTATTAATTTATTTTGTTTACCGTTCCCTGTTAATTTTAAAAAATCATTAAGTTGATTAGCCATAGGGTTATCACCAAACTTCTTTTCTAATTCAGCTTGTACATTTGGATCTGGATTAAAACCAATTGGAACATTACCACCTGTATACATTTTTGGTGCATATGCACCCGGTGTTCTATCTGACATAGGTGTATCATACATACCTTCTCCACCAGTTTGAGCCTTTGGAGCTTCATGATTATAACCAGCTTTCTTTAGTCTAAGGTGGGTAGCCATATCTTTAGCTCTTATCTTTCTTTCACCTTTGTACATAAAGTGTGGTTTAAATTCACCACCTTGTTTTTTTATAATATCATCTTCAAGTTGTCTTTCAGGAGTTATAGTTCTATACATTGACCTATCCATACCAGTTAGTTGACTATAATCTTGGACGGATATTGGACCATTTTTTTCTGTGTAGTTTATGTAGTCCTGTTCAAATTGTTTTTGTGGAGTTAGGGTTCTATACATTGACTCATTAAGAGCATCAAGTTTACTTATTTCCTCCATCTCTATCTTTCTTTCTGGAGATATAGTCCTATACATTGATGGATCTTCTGTTACTGCACCACCGGGTTGTTTTTTAAATCCAGCTGCATTCTTTGCAAAATTAGCCATCTTTACTACAGATGGAGGGTATCTCTTAGGATTTGCCATAACCTTGTTAGCAGCCTCCTTAACACTCATACCACGTGATTTAGCCCATGCTGTAAACTTACCTTTGTTTTCTGGTTTAATTTCTATACCAGATTTAGCCATATCAATAGGATCAATATTCATATTCATAGCTGGAGCTTCTTTTTGCATTTCTTCTGCTCTAGCTAACTGTTGTGGATTATTTGTTATCTCTTGTGGACTTGGTGATTGAGGTCTTTGTGATTCTGCAATTTGTTTAAATAATTGCACTACCATTTCTTGCTCATATCCCATAGTCATAAGAGCTTGGCCTATAAGGTTTTGATCAACCTGCTGTTCCATTAAACCCATTACTATTTCTTGTGGTTCTTTACCTTGTCCCATAGATTGAGAAAATACCTCAGTTATTTGCATAACTTGAGGATCAACTTGTGGCTGTTGTTGCATGCCTGGTTGTTGAGGTATCATAGCACCACCTTGTTGTTTTACACTTTTTTTGTTTAAATCCACGTTGATAATATTATATTATTAATATACAAATAATTAAGGAGATTCACTAATCTTTAGGGTTTAAGAATCTTTTATAAGTTGACTCATAATGTAATTAGGAACACTCATACCTGTTTGTTTTGCTTCTTGATAATGCTTTCTATTTAATTTGTCATATAATTCCATAGCACCCTTTTCTCTACTGGTACCATCATATTTCCCAGACATATAATTATTATATACGCCATACTCTCCTCCTTGTGCCATTGTTGATGGTTGAAATTCATTGTCAGCTGCTTCAACAGAAGCAAATGTTTCTGGAAATACATCTGCTCTATATTGATTTACTTTTTTAATATAAGAGTCACTAGGCTTTTCAAGTCCAATTGCTGTAGCAAGTTCAAATACTTGATTACCTACTACAGGTATATGAGAATAGTTAGTTGAACTAATGTCCAGTAAAGTAGCATCATATAGTTCTCTTAAAGCATCTACTTCTTCTTGTGCACTTCTATTATCATCTACACGTCCAGTTTTTAATAATCTACTGGCTCCTTGGTTGTATGATAATATAGTCATATTTCTTATATCCGTTTCTGTTAAACCTAATTGAGGATATGTCTTAGAATAATCTTTAAAGAGTTCATAATTTTTTGTGATCATATATGTAACTGCATCAATACCTTTATTGTCTTCTGCTAAATCATCTACAGACTTTATGTCAAAATATTCTTTTGCAAAACTATCTAATGAATTAAATTTAGTTTTACCAATACCCAATGAAATATCTTCATCTTTTTTACCCTTAACATCATACACCAAGTTTCTAACTCTACCATAATCATTTTTAGTTCTTGGAACAGTTTTTCCAACTCCTGTCTCAACTCCAGTTATACCAACTACAGTTGATTCTAACCATTTACTATCTACAGAAGAATTTAATATTTTTGGTATTTTATTAGCATTAAATTGTACTCTTTTAAATATATTTTCAAGTTGCTCAAGTCTTTCTCCCTCATATACAACTTTGTCATTAACATCAGTTCCAGAATATCTAAAAGCTAAATTTTGAATTCCACTTGAGTCAAATTGCATTTCTTCAATACCATCTACATTATATTGAGATTTGATATCTAAGTTTTCATTAGGTCTTCTAATCCATGCTGTTACCAATTCATTATAAGGTTGTTGTCTAACATCACCATTTACATTATGAGTTATAATAGGTACACCATCAACTATATCTGACACAAAACCACTATGAGTATTATGTGTTTTTGAACTTAATGTTTCATTATGATGAGATGAACCATCCCAGTACAAACCTACAATATCTCCAATTTTATAGTCACTCTCTGTTGTTTGTTTTTTTCTTTTTACTTTTTTTGTAATTCTTTTTAAATCTTCTACGGAACTAACATTATCAAATGCTTTATCATCATATATATTAAATATACTATCACTGTTTTTAGACTGAGTCATATTTTCAAATATGTCCCAAGCATCTTTAAACTTAACACCCAGTGCATCTGTTAAAACTTGGTTTCCTTCTAATATCTGACACATACCTGCCGCACATCTAGGCTCTTCTAATGCACTTGGTATATAATCAAAAACAAGAGCTTGAGGATCATCTTCAGCATTCTCTGTATTAAATGCATCCAATGCATCTTTAGTTTGATTACCAAATTTACCATCAATACTAGTTGACTGTTTACCAATTAATGTAGGAGCTAAAAATCCTTTATCAACAAGAATTTTCTGAATACCCATTACTTCTTGTTTATTATCTAAATTAAATTTATTATAATATCTTGATATTGATGATGGATTTAGATTTGTATCATCTACCATAGCTCTATGAGCTGCTAATGTTTTTGTTCCATAATCACCATCAGCACCTGTTGGTCCAATACCATAACCTTTACCTAATAAAACATTTTGTAGATCTTTTACTTCTGCATCAGATGCATCTGTCATATCTTTCCACCCTGATGCATACTCATTTGATTTCCTAATAAACTCTGCAACCAATGCAGGACTATCATATAATGACTCTTCTAAATCATTTTCTTGACGGATATCACCTATAACTTGGTCATAATCAACTATTGCTCTGCTATCCCCAATATTAATTGGTGGTACAAACCGTCTAGCAACAGCAGTATTATCTTGGGCTACTGTTCTATCATTTATATTTAATAAATCTAATTCTGGCTCAGCATCAATTAAAAATTGTTGCAATGGACTTTGAGGTTGAAATCCTAAATTAGGTAAGTCTCTAAAAATAGGTGAAGCAACTCTTGTGTTGTCTTGAACAACTTCTCTCATTTCCATTTCACCAGCATATTGTTTATAATACCCCCTTGTTATATTTAAATATTCTTCAGGTGTTTTATTTGCTTGCTTAACAGACTCTCCATATAACTTAGGATATACATCTTGTAAAGTTTTACCATCTCTAATTACATTTCCTAAATACTCTCTTGTACCTTGTCTGCCTAAAAAATTAGATAAAGATATAATGTCCTCATAAGAAAAATCAAAGTTTTCAATCTGAGGTTTATACTCATTCATCAAATCATATGCATCCTTTAATAAAGGTGTAGTCTTATTTGATTTAAAACCTTCATTAAGTCTAACATCAAACATCCTATTCTGTGCTTCAAGATCAGCTATAAACTCATCTCTTGTGCCATCATATAATTTACCCTTTTGTAATTCTGAAAAACGTTGACCATACAATCCAGAAGCAGTTGAGTCAGGATTTTTCATAAGTTTACCATTTAAACTTTCTGCCTGAGCAATTGCTCTTTTTAATTTTTCTTGATCAATATAGTTAATTGTATCTTGCCATGTTTCAGGTTGTGTGGGCTGTCCACCGTCTTGCTGTTGAGAAAGAGCACCTGCAGTTCCTAAACCGATTGCAGCTGGTATAGCTACTGGCAAATTGTTAAGTTCTTTTGATAGTAAATTAAAATTATCTGCAGTATCACCCATAAAGTCTAGTATACGTGTATTACTTAAAAAAGAATCAGTACC